GACAGTTGTGGCAACCACCAGTAGACGACAACATGCAATAAAGAATGGCTATCGATCAGGTCTTGAGGAAGATATAGCAGACGACCTAAAAGAACGGGGTGTAAGTTTCGAGTATGAGACCATGAAGATTAAGTGGGTCTTACATGAGAATAAAACATACACGCCAGACTACATTTTACCTAACGGTATTATAATTGAGTCAAAGGGACGGTTTGTAGCTGCCGATAGAAAAAAGCACTTGAAGGTTAAGGAGCAACACCCTAAGTTAGACATACGCTTTGTGTTTAGCAACAGTAAGGGAAAGCTGAACAAGGGTGCTAAATCAACATATGGTGACTGGTGCGATAAGCATGGGTTCATCTACTCAGACAAGAGGATACCCGACGAATGGCTGAAGTAATGGAAGCACTAAAGAAGTTAAGCAAAGAGCAACTTCAGGAAGTAGACTTTGAGGTACGAGTGGCCCTAATGGAAATGGAGGGGGAGGATGAGTAAAACAGTAGTAGTGTTTAGTTGTGCGCACGTTGATCCTTCTGTGGACAACGAGCGGTTCAACTGGTTAGGAGAGTTCTTGTATGACCTCAAACCTGATTATGTCGTTGACTTAGGGGATGGCGCTGACATGCGGTCATTAAATACATTTGACACTCGTTCCCCAGAGGCAATCGTTAGCCAGAACTATGAAGCTGACATCAACCACTACAATGACGCACAAGAGCGTATCCGATGGAAGTTCCGACACCATAAGCGTAAACGACCAAACTACTTTGGTTTTGAGGGAAACCATGAACACAGAATTAAAAAGGCTATCAAAACAGACCCAAGACTTGAGGGAAGCAAATACGGGATTTCCTTCGGGCATCTTCAAACAAAGCACTGGTTCGACGAATACCACGAGTACCAAAATAGCGCCCCCGCCATCGTTGATTACGACGGGGTCTCTTATGCTCACTTCTTTAGTAGTGGTAACTTTGGGTCAGCTATGTCTGGTATGCATCATGCTAATGCCTTACTCGCGCACCGCCATCACAGTTCTACTTGTGGTCACAGTCATAAACGTGATATTAAGTTTAAGGATGCTTCGCACCCTAGTGGCGTTATTGGGTTGGTCGCGGGGTGCTACAAAGGGGCAGAAGAGTCGTGGGCAGGGCAAGCCAATCGTGAGTGGTGGTCAGGTGTTGTAGTTAAACGAGAGGTATCTAAAGGTATGTATGAGCCTCAGTTCGTCTCACAGGCAACACTAAAGGGCATGTATGGGTAAGCGTAGTGACTTCGAGAGACTTCCTCGTGATTACTACCCAACACCTCTGGCTGCTGTAGAACCCCTGATCCCACACTTGCCTTACACATTTGATTATGTAGAGCCTTGTGCGGGAGACGGCAGGTTGATGCAGCACATAGATCACTTGACGGATGGACATGGGGAGTGTTTGTTTTCTTGTGACATTGAACCACAGTCAGATAAGGTGCGACAGGGTGATGCCCTAACCTTATCCTTCGGTGGTTATGGTGTTGTTGACTACTGTATCACTAACCCACCGTGGGAACGTAAGTTCCTACATGAGTTTATAGACCACTGGCTGCACATCTGCCCGACTTGGTTATTGTTTGATGCAGACTGGATGCACACTAAGCAGTCAGCTATGTACATGACATACTGTAGTAGGGTAGTGTCTGTGGGGAGGGTTAAGTGGATAGAGGGTAGCAAGAGTGTAGGCAAAGATAATTGTTGTTGGTATCTGTTTGATGCCTTAGACGAAACACCAACAGAGTTTTACGGAAGGACTGTATAATGATAACGGCAGAAGACATAGAGAGCATGAAGTATTTCAACTCAGTGGAAGAGTACAGTGAGTGGGTAGAGAGCATGATGCTCACTAAAGGTAAGGATCGTCTTGTAGAGAACACTTTAGGTCTTGTAGGCGAAGCAGGAGAGGTAGCAGAGAAGGTCAAGAAGCTCATTAGGGACACATCTAAGTTTAGCAACGAAGAGATTGCTAAGGAGTTAGGGGATGTGTTGTTTTATACCGCTGCACTAGGCAACATCTACGGGTACACCCTGCAAGAGATCATTAAGTTGAACACAGAGAAGTTAAACAGCCGCAAGGATCGTGGTACACTAAAGGGAAGCGGGGATAACAGATGACTTGGTTTTGGCGATACATGAACTACTTGGCTACTTGGCGTAGTCACCGAGATACTATTAAGCACCTCAATCGGATGTCAGACCATGAACTCAGAGACATAGGTATCAGCAGGTCTGACATAGACCGTATGGTGTGGCTAGAGGAAGACAAAACAATGCGGGGGCGTGGTTAAAGGCAACCCACTAGTATAACTTATAGGAAGAACTGCATGACTAACAACTATTTACCAACAGACTATCAGACGTTTATCGCAACCAGTCGATATGCACGGTGGATCGAAGGGACAGGACAACGAGAGAACTGGGGGCAAACTGTATCCCGTTACATGGACAACATTGTTATTCCCAAGGCTGGCGATGACTCATACATCCGAGAAATTGAACAAGCTATCCTATCACTGGATGTAATGCCCTCAATGAGGTCTCTGATGACAGCAGGGCCAGCAGCAAGCCGTGACAATACTTCAATGTACAACTGCTCCTACTTAGCAGTGAACAACATTAAGTCCTTCGATCAAGCTATGTTTATCTTGCTCTGCGGCACAGGCGTAGGGTTCTCTGTAGAGCGTCAGAACGTATCCAAGTTGCCAGAGGTGCCAGAGAAGATGTTTAACAGCGAGACTACAATCGTTGTTAAGGATAGCAAGGAGGGCTGGGCTAAGTCACTACGTCAGTTGATTGCATTGCTATACAGCGGTGAGATTCCAAAGTGGGATGTATCAAAGGTACGACCAGCGGGTGCAAGACTTAAGACCTTTGGTGGTCGTGCATCAGGCCCAGCACCTTTGATTGACTTGTTTAACTTTGCTATTGCTACATTTGCTAATGCAAAAGGTCGTAAGTTGTCTTCTATCGAATGTCACGACATCATGTGTAAGATCGGCGAAGTTGTGGTTGTCGGAGGTGTTCGTAGGTCAGCTATGATCTCTCTCAGTAACCTCTCTGATGATCGTATGCGTCACGCTAAGTCAGGCGCATGGTTTGAAAATGACAAGCAACGTGCCTTGGCTAACAACTCTGTGTCATACACTGAGAAGCCAGATGCACTATCGTTTATGCGAGAGTGGACAGCACTGGTAGAGAGTGGCTCAGGTGAACGTGGCGTCTTTAATCGGGAGGCATCTAAGAAACAGGCTGGACTAAATGGTCGTCGTGATGTAAACTACGAGTTCGGTACGAATCCTTGCAGCGAGATAATTTTACGACCGTCACAATTTTGCAACTTAACGGAGTGTGTAGTACGTGCGACAGACACTGTAGAAGACCTAGAGCGTAAGGTTCGCCTTGCAACTATTCTAGGTACGATCCAGAGTACGTACACGAACTTCCCGTATCTAACAAAGGAGTGGGCAGACAACACAGAGGAAGAGCGGCTGTTAGGAGTAAGTCTTACAGGTATCATGGACAACCAGCTAACCACGATTAAGAACAGTGGCCTAGATAAGATGCTACGGCACTTAAAGCAAGTGGCAGTAGACACAAACAAAGAGTGGGCTGAACGTCTTGACATACCTGTATCGGCTGCTATTACCTGTGTTAAACCAAGTGGAACAGTCTCACAACTGGTAGATAGTTCTAGTGGGATTCATGCTCGACACAGCCCATACTACATTCGCACAGTACGTGGGGATATTAAAGACCCGCTAACACAGTTCATGAAAGACAAAGGAGTGCCAAACGAACCGTGCGTCATGAAGCCAGATACCACAGTGGTGTTTAGCTTCCCACAGAAGGCACCTGCTGGTGCTGTATGTACCTCTGACATGTCTGCCATTGAGCAGCTTGAGATGTGGTTAATGTACCAGCGAAATTGGTGTGAGCATAAACCCTCTGTGACAATCAACGTCAAGTCTGACGAATGGTTTGAGGTGGGTGCTTTTGTCTACAAGCATTTTGATGAGATGTCTGGTGTGTCGTTCCTACCGTACAGCGAACACACGTATCAACAGGCACCTTACCAAGAGTGCGGCAAGAGCGATTACGAGACGCTTAAGTCAGTCATGCCTACCTCTATTGACTGGTCTGAGCTTGCAGACTATGAGCAAGAAGACAACACATCAGGTAGTCAAACTATGGCTTGTAGCGGCGACTCCTGTGAAATTGTAGACCTAGTATAAACCCTTGAACCTGAGCATGTGTTTAAACTGCTCAACTCATCAAAGGAGAAGGCATGTACACGATCATTACCCGTAACGACTGCAAGTATTGCGACAAAGCAAAAAAGATGCTAGACTTAGATAAGATACCGTATGTAACATACAACATAGAAGATTTCTCAAGTCGTTGGGTGCTGTCCCTTCTGAAAGAAGCTAGTATTAAGACTGTACCTCAAATCTTTGCTACCGATGGCAACCATATTGGTGGCTTTCGTGAGCTTGAAACCTTTATGGGTTTTATCAACAACAAGAAGGAAGACCAAGTTGGTACAACAACAACCTAAGAAGACTAAGCGGGAGACTACATACAAGGGGGCAGCAAAGAAGAAGACCTCTGGTCTAGTGCCAAAGACTGAAATGCAGGGTGAGCTAATTAAAGCCCTAAAGGAAAGTCAGCAGGTATTCATCTTAGGTCCAGCGGGTACTGGAAAGACGTATGTAACAGCGACGTATGCAGCAGACCTTTACACATCTAAGTTGATCGACAAGATCGTTATCACACGACCTCACGTAGCCGTAGGAAGGGAACTAGGGTTCCTAAAGGGTGATTTATCTGAGAAGACTATGCCTTGGGCGTTGCCAGTTCTGGACGTACTAGAGAAGCACTTAGGAAAGGGTGCAGTGGAAACAGGTGTCAAGAATGGTAATATCGAAGTTGCCCCTATGGCATTGATGCGTGGACGTAGCTTTGACAACGCCTTTATTATTGTCGATGAAACACAGAACATTACACTACATGAACTTAAGATGCTGCTAACACGAGTGGGGGAAGGCACTACGATTGTACTAAACGGGGATGCTCAACAG